TTATTTGGATATGTCGTACTCAATTGTGTTGAGAGCAGAATATCAACAGCAAATTAATGAAATGACTTTGCCCTTTGTAACGTTAACCGGCAATGCAAACAATTTCACAATTGTAAATTCACATCATAGATACGAAGCATTTGTACAACAGGAATATACTCAAACTAATAACGTTTCATCACTAGAACAAGAAGAACGTATATATGAAACTAAAATTGATATTAAAGTTTTAGGATATGTACAAGGCAGTGATAAAAATGACGAACAGCCAAAAATAGTAATCCGCGAAAATCAAGTGGAATTTAAATTTCAAAGAGAGCACGTTGTGTTTGAAGATGAGATTAACAGAGTGCCAAATGCTCCTGATTTGGCTCATGACCCAGAGACTCCTAAATACAGGCCATAATTTTATTTACGTAGTGTCTTTTAGGAATTGCAACAACTATTTATATAAGAAATCTTATTTTGAAGTTGTATAAGGAGAATTTCAAACATGTCCGTTAAAAAGTTTAAGTTCGTTTCCCCCGGTGTTTTTATTAAAGAAATTGATCAATCATTTCTTCCAGCGACAGCGGAAAACATTGGACCTCTCATCATTGGTAGGACCAGATTTGGTCCAGGGCTTCGTCCAATCCTTGTTGAAAGTCAGTCAGATTTTATAAATACTTTCGGTGTTCCCGCCAGTGGTAAAGGTAGCAGTAATGATATTTGGAGAGAAGGGAACATGACCGCTCCTACATACGCTTCTTATGCAGCAATGGCCTATCTGGCGAACAACGGTCCAGTTACGATGATTCGTTTGCTTGGTAAAGCACACGGTTCCGCCACCACCGCTGGTGCCGCTGGTTGGAAAATTGGTTCATCAGACACATCCACCGCTCCCGCCTATAATAAAGGCGCCGCATATGGACTTTATGTTTTCGATGGCATTGGCCACCACACCGCCATCGGCACTGGAAACCAACACCTGAGTGGCACATTGGCTGCCGTTTGGTATTGCGAAGATAATTTGAGTCTTGCATTGAGAGGAACCAATCGCTCCGGCGCTCCCGTCACTGAAGGATCCGGTGCCTTTGCATTATTAAAAAATTCTGGCCCCAGTTATGGATTCAAAATGGATGTATACGACTCCAGCACTCTGGTAGAGACTATCGGGTTTAATTTTGATAGAAATTCACAGCAGTTTATTAGAAATGTGTTTAATACAAATCCAACTAAATTGAATGAAAACAGGGTATCGACTGCCAAGAAATATATCTTGGGAGAATCATTTGAAGGACACTTAATGCACGGCGGCGGAATGGCCAGCGGCTCCGAGGGTACGAAAAAACCCACCGGGCTGCTTTCTGGTCGCCCTTTCCGTCCCCATTGGTTCAGACTGTCCGGTTCTGGCGGCGGAGGCGAGGCGACCGCAGGTTATTCTCTTTCTGCTTCGAAGGGAACCACTCCAGCTAACACAGTTCTGGGATGTATCGTTCCTCTGATAAACGCAACAGCAGGTCATAATGACAGAAATCTTAGTACACAAGAGGCTGCAACTGGGTGGTTTATTTCACAAGATATAAGAGGCTCTGGAAGTCAATCTCAGAATAAAGATTTCAACCCCGCGGAAAATAAATTTGCTCAAAAGCTTTTCAAGCTGCATGGTTTGAACGGTGGAGAATGGATCCATAAAAATCTTAAGATATCAATTCAAAATATTAAAGCCTCACAAAACAATATTGATCCATATGGAACTTTTACAGTTCTATTAAGAAAAATCGATGACAATGACGCGAACGTTCAAGAAGTGGAAAGATTCGATCAGTGCAATCTTAATCCGGCTTCTCCAAAATATATCGCTCGCGTAATTGGAGATCAAAAGTTGGTTTGGGATGAAACGAATAGACGTTATGTCCAGCATGGAAATTATCCAAACAGATCGCGATTTATTAGAGTGCAGATGAATGATGATGTTGATCAAAATCTAGCAGACTCAAAAATGCTTCCCTTTGGTGTCTTTGGGCCAACAAGATATAAACCATTCTCAATGGTTAGTGGTTCAGGTCCAATAGTTCAACAAACTCCCCCCGTTCGCATAAACACCTCTGCCGACACCGGCGCCCCAGCCACCTACGCTATGTGGTTTTCCGGAAGCACGACCGTTGCAAGTCATTCCACCGGCTCCCTTCCGCCCGGCGCTGGGCTGGACGCCCAAGGCCCACGGCTATTTACTGGCGGCATTTCCAAATTTTCTGCTTCAGTTTCATTCCCTGAGGTGCCTCTGAGACTACGTTCAGACCAACATACAAAAATAACTAATATTGATTCAATTTATTGGGGCGCTAATACATGCGTCTTCGGCCAGAGTCTTGAGTACGACCAGAGCGCGCCGGACGTTCTTATACCGCTTGCAAACGGGATTGATAGTAGAGATTCAAGCACAAACCTTGAATACTCATGGATCTTTACTTTGGATGATATTTATTATGATCCCGACGCAGCTTCATGGATTTATAGATCTGGCTCCCGCGCAGACGGCCTCTCGTTTTCGTGTGTTTCTGGTAGCACCTCTGGTTCATCCACAAGCACAAGCCCATCTACTGGTCAAGGTTATCTTCTTGCGCAAGGTATTAATAAATTTACGACAGTTTTCCAAGGTGGTTTCGACGGCCTTGAGATTCAAGAAAAAGAACCTTTCAATCATCAGGTTATCGGCACTGCTGGCCTGACAGAGAAGACTAATTATGCATACAATTCTGTTTCAATGGCAATTGATATGGCTAATGATACAGAAACTTTGGACTTCAACTTGGCTACTATTCCCGGAGTCCGATCTTCCGCTTTGACTGGGAAACTGATTACAACTTGCGAAAATCGCGGAGATGCTCTTGCGGTTATCGATCTTGATGGTGACTATGATCCGGATACGGAAGGCGTCACAGGTTTCAAATCCGAAGAGGATCGAATTGGTAATGTTGATACTGCTATCCGGAGACTTAGAGATAGAAGCCTTAACTCGAGTTATGGCTGTGCTTATTATCCATGGGTACAAATTCAGGATAATTTCCAGCAAGATAAAGGAAAATCACCAGTATTGTGGGTTCCACCTTCCGTTGTTGCACTTGGAGCAATGGGTAGAACAGAAACCGTAAAACAGGTTTGGTTCGCGCCTGCAGGATTTAATCAGGGCGGGTTAACTCAAAATCATTCAGGCCTTCCTGTTCTGGCAGCTCGACAGAAGCTTACGCCAAAGGAAAGAGATAAACTCTATGACGCAAATATTAACCCAATTGCAGAATTCCCGAATGAGGGTGTTGTAATCTTTGGTCAAAAGACACTTCAGGTTACTCCTTCCGCTCTAGATAGAATTAATGTTCGCCGTCTAATGATTTATGTTAAAAAGCAAATTTCAAGTATGGCTAACAACTTGTTATTCGAGCAGAATGTTGAGGAAACTTGGAATCGATTCCTTAATGTGGTTAATCCATTCTTACAAGAAATTAAATCTGGCTTAGGATTAACTGACTTCAAGGTTGTACTTGATTCAACAACGACAACACCTGAGTTGGTCGATAGAAATATCATGTACGCCAAGATTTTCTTGAAACCCGCGAGATCAATTGAATTTATTGCCATTGATTTCACAATTACTAACACTGGAGCATCTTTTGAGGATTAATTTTTAACCCAGGAGACTATTTATTAATGAACACTACGAGGAGACTAAGATAGAATGCCGAACATGAAAAACGAATATGCCAAACATTGGGCCGCCCCCAGTATGGAACCGAAGAGATCTCATAGATTTGTTCTCTATATCGGCGCCGCAAAACCCTTTGTGATTAAAAAGGTTTCCAACCCAGCGTACACTGTTGCAGAAACTCCTCATAAATTTATGAACTATACTTTTTGGTATCCTGGAAAAGTTGAATGGGATCCGGTACAGATCACATGTTTAGATCCGGGCGGTGATGATGACACTGGCCTTAGTCTCTCCAATGCACTCTTAGCCGGCGGGTATATGGAACCAGATAAGGAAATAACCTCAGGCCAAGGAATGGATTCTACTGTTTCTAAAGTCAGAGCTGTCAGTGCCGCCGGCGGCCATGCGATGAAAATAGTTCAATATGGTCCGGACCAGTTCAGCGATACCGGCTCCGCTGTGGTCGGCAATCGCGGAGGCATGGAAAAACTTTCCACGTGGTCATTAAAAAATGCTTGGATTCAAAAAGTCAATTTTGGTGAATTAAATTATGACAACGACACCATGGTCGAATCTACAATTACAGTAAGATATGACTGGGCTACGTATACAAAACATTAATAATTTAACAATTGGTGAAAAAACTTATATAATGATGTATACTTAATATAAGAGACAGAGGTATTTAATGGCCAGAAATAATGAAGAGCGGCTCGGAGCTAAACAAAGCACTGCAGCCCCTCCTATAGATAATCTCACTCAGCCATCGACTGACACTCCCCAATCTTCCGTTTTGTCTTTTACTGCTCCAACGGAATTTGTCGCTCTACCAAGTGAGGGAAAATTTTATCCGCAAGACCATCCGCTACATAATGAAGAAACAGTCGAAATTCGTTATATGACAGCGAAAGATGAAGATATTTTAACTTCAAAAGCCCTCTTAAAGAAGGGAGTTGCAATTGATAGACTTTTACAGAACATTATTATTGACAAAAGAGTAAAACTTGACGATTTATTAGTTGGTGATAAGAATGCAATTCTTGTTGCCGCAAGAGTATCCGGATATGGAACAGAATATTTAACAAATGTTACATGTCCGAATTGCGGTGAGGTATCAGAATATAAATTTGATTTAAGCGAAATTAATATTTCTTCTGTAAATGAAGAAACTTTATCTGACGCCAACGTTACGTTGACAGATGGAGGTACTTTTGTTTATACTCTTCCAAAATCCGGCTTTGAAGTAGAAATGAGACTTCTTTGCGGAAAAGATGAAAGAACAATGCTGAATATAATGAAAGCCAGCAAAAAGAGTGAACGTCCAGATGAAATATTAACTGGTCAACTGAAACAGATTTTGGTTTCAGTTGATGGTATTTCTGATCGTCCGGTTATTAATCAGTTTGTAGATGTTATGCCCGCGATGGATGCTCGTTCAATAAGAAATGTATATTCTTTGACCATGCCAAATGTTGATTTAACACAGTTGTTTGAATGCTCTGAATGCGATCAAGAGACAACAATGGAGGTGCCCTTCGGGGCGACGTTTCTTTGGCCTAAATGACAAATATATTCAAAACGTTTACGAAGAATTTTTCTTATTAAAATATCACGGCGGCTGGAGCTTTATCGAAGCTTATAACCTTCCAATCATTATTAGAAGATGGTTTCTTCAAAGGCTTCAAAAACAGTTTGAAGATGAGAGGCAACAAATGGAATCAGCAAAAGCAAAATAGTAAAAGGTAATGTAGCTTCTTTTTAATATAAAATACTATTTACTACGACAACTTTGGAGATTTACAGTATGAATAGTCTTAATGAAGATGAACTCTCACCAATAATTATTAATCTCAGCGCTGCCCGGGAAGGCAAAATGGATGAAAGCTTTCTGAGGATGTTTGGTAGCTCAATTCAATTAATTTTAAAAAGTATGTTTGGTGGACCTCCTGTGAACCTTAGAGTGAAAGGCAATAAGAGTGAGGTTTCTTCCTTTACGAAGCTTTTAGGAAGAGAGAGAAAATATATGGAAGCCTTTAATAAACATGGGCTCGGTGCCGAACAAACATATCGAAGCAAATATAGCTTGGACACTGCAGTGCGTCAGTTTGAACGACAAACCGGTTTAAAGTGGCCATTTAAATAAGGAGTTTTTTAAATGACGCCAGAACAGATTGCCGCTATAAATGCGCTCACGGAAAAGCTTGAAAAGACAAATCAACGATTAGCGGATTGGTTACGTAGTCAAGCAAAATCTGCAAGTGATATCATTTCTTCTCGTAAACAATCTGTAAAGCTTTCGGAAGAAGAAATGGATAATGCCATAGAGCGCAATAAAATAGAAAAAGATAGATTAGAAATACTTCGCGAACGAGCGGAACAGCAAAATCGTTCTCGTGAAGCCGCGGATCTTAATTTAGATATTATTACCACTGAATTGGATATACAAAATAGTTTGTTGGAGAAAGATCGTGAAAGACTTGTCAACGCGCAACAAACTTACGATGGACTTGATTCTAAATTACAACTTCTTGAAAATGAAAAAAAAGAAGCCATGGAAATTTATCGTTTAGCAATTGCAAATGGCGATACTATGGACAGTCTAATAGCTGCCCGACGAATTGCATTAGAATTGGATGCACAAATTCGAGACCTAAAGGTTGAAACCGAGCAGGTGAGCGAATCTGATCTTGAAACTTTGGCAGCTCAACTTGAAATACAAAAACAGTTAGTCAGACAAAAAGAAAAGGAAGCTGAACATGCAGAGAAAGTTCACCACGCACAAGAGACAATAGCAACCGATTTTGAAGCTATTTTGTCTGCTTCTTTGGGACTCAACAAGGACTGGGAAACTACTACGATTGCTGGTAAATTGTCTTTGTTATCCGAAGGAGGAGCAGAGTCAGAAGCTGCCATGGATAAACTCGGAGAAAGTATGGGAAAACTTTTCTCCAAAGGGACAATTCTTGTAGCACTTTTTTCTAAAGTAGTGGAATCTACATTAGCCCTGGCCGTGGCACAATCTGAAGCAACTACTCAAATACAACGAACTACAGGAGTTCTGGATGGGTATGCAGATTCTTTATCTTCTTTACACCAGATGAATCGTGTTTATGGAGTTTCTGTGCATGAAGCTGCTGAAGCTATTTCATCTTTACAAAATGAAGTTTTGGCGTTTTCTGATTATACAAGAGAAGCACGGGATGAGATGGCAACATTAACAGCATTAATGGCGGAAACTGGAATCGAGACTAATACCACCGCTGCAGCCTTCCAATATTTAACTGCTGGATTGGCTATGAGTGGTAAAGAAGCCGGCCAAACTTCTCTTGAAATCATGCAATTGGCAACTGATATTGGTGTACCTCCACAAAAACTTTTACAAGAATTAGCTCGAACTGGTCCTCAATTAGCTGCATATGGTGACGAAGCTGTTGAGGTATTTTTAGATATGTCTGTTGCGGCAAAAGCTCTGAAAATGGAAATTGGTGAACTTTTAGAATTTACTAGTCAATTCGACACATTCGAAGGCGCCGCTACCGCTGTTGGAAAATTAAATGCTATTATGGGCGGCAACTTTTTAGACAGCATCGAAATGGTAGGTATGAAAGAAGAGGAAAGAGTAGAAGAAGTTATTAAAGCAATGGATGCTTATGGCAAAAGCTTTGATCAGATGGAGAAATATGAAAGAAGGGCTTGGGCTAACGCAGCAGGAATAAGAGATATAGCAACAGCTAATAAAATTCTTGGCATGAGTTTGTCTGCATACGAAGAATATGCAGAAAAAAATAAAGAAGCAGCTCTTACACAAGAACAACTAGCACAAAAAGCGGCGAAATTTCAAAGCATTGTAGATAAACTAACAAACGCATTCATGTCTTTTGGCATCGCTATGGGTCCGATTATATCATTATTGGGAGCGATGCTAAGTGCTGCAGCAAAAATAATTAATACTTTTACAACTGGCGTCGGCCCGGTCGTCGCCGGCCTTATTGCAATTTCCTTTGGAATGGAGACAATGGCCACCGCCTCGTTAACTTTGGGTAAAGCAATTGGGAAAAATCCCTTAGGGGCAATGATTATAACGATAATAGCCCTTAAAGCTGGAATGGATGCTTTGATCGAAATTCTTCCTGAATTCGCCACAGGAATCCGGATCCTCGGCGCCGCGATAGGGTTTATGGCAGTTAAATGGTTTATGTTAACAATGGCAGCTTCTCCATGGTTGGCAATTGCGGGCGCCGTCGTGGCTGCATTTTCTTTAATCCACGATGTGATTACTGAAGAACGCTCTCCAGCTCTTTGGTTTATATTTGGTGTTATCGCTACGCAGTTAGATGATGCCAGAAAAGCAATGGAAATAATATTGTCGCCTATTAAAGCAATATCTTCAGCTTTTGTTGAAATGGCAACCGCTGTTAGAGATGTAACAGAGTCGATAGCAAATTTGGTATTTAACATGGCAGACTTATCTTTAGGCGCAGCAATATCTTTGGGCATTGTTTTGGATGATATTGGAGATTTGGTTCAGAATGTTGATGTTGATAAAGCAGCCGCCGTAACGTTACAGATGGACTCTTTTGCAGCCGCCGCAACAGCAGCAACAGCTATAACCCCGGAAGCGATTACTAATACAAGAGAGTTTGTACAAGAAACAACTAAATTTTACGAACAACAGTCAAAAGCAAAAACTGCTGATATGGATCCATTGGTACAGATATTGACAAAATTACTTGGCCTACAAGAGCGCACAGCCAGAAGTCAGGCCGCCACAGCCGGTCAACCACGTGATGTTGTGGTCAAAATTAAAGAAGAGGCAATCGGTAGGGCTTCTATGAAATACATAGAAGAAAAACTTGGTTTTTGATAATGTTATTTTTTAAAAAAATAGGTTTTCTGAATATTTATATTAGAGAACATAGAGAAAAAAGGATAATATAAAATGGCAAATCCACTTAAAACAAATAAAAAATTCAGAATACCTCATGACGGTGGCTCCGATCATCTTTTTCATGCCGGTAAACGCATAGAATTTTATAATATCCCAGTTGGACAATCTGTTTCATTTAAGGCTTTTATAACCGACTTCGAAGATAGATATAATAGTAAGTGGACTTCGGAAGATGTATATGGTAGAATGGATCCAATTCAAACGTTTCAGAGGACTCAAAGAATTATTTCACTAGGATGGGATGTTGTAGCTTCTTCAGCGGAAGAAGCACAAGTTAACTTATCTCGAGCCACTCAGTTGTATAAAATGTTATATCCTGTTTATAAAGATACCGTTGGTTCTAAGATCGTTGGCGCAGCCGGCACAGTACTGTCCGCCGCTCCCCTCTTTA